TGTGAACAATGAATCCATTTCGTGCGGTGTTCCGGCAAGCCCGGGGAGAGGAACGAAATGACAGATTACGAAAAAGAAAAGACAGAAGAAAAATACTGGTGGATTTCTCTTCTGCCGTCAATAGCATCAATCATTATATCCGTGATTGTAATTTTGAGCCAATTAGGCGTGCTGTAGATAGATTGAATAGATTGACAATGCAAGAGCAATGACAGATATCACAATCGGGAGCCAGAAACGGAAACCATCTCTTCTCCTGCACTCATACATCTCTTCACCCAAGGGTGTCAAGCAAAAACGGCTGTCTTTGCAAAAGAACAACTTTTGAAAAGAGCTGTCGGTAAGAGAAGAATTGGTCTTGTATTCCGGGAAATGATTTTGAATATCAGCTGCTGTTGCTCCGTGCTTATAAAGCAGCTTTAAAAATTTGTATTGAGTATTATTCATAAAAAATACCTCCTTATAGCGTGATTATAGCACGAGAAAAGGAGCACGGAAAGGGAAAAGGAAAACTGTATGAAGACAATGATAGACCTCTTCTATGAGACATTCAGTCCCAGACAGAAACGGCACCATCTCTCAATGGCGCTCAAAGAAAAGCCTGGAGAGCACACAATCAGGATTTTGCAGAATGGCCGGGAAATAATCAGAGCCACAGGAGACGAGAGAGAGCAGGCATTTCAGATGGCAACAAGAGACTTAGCAAAAAGATTTCCAGCGAAAGGAAGGTAATAAAGATGGAAAGAGCGGATTTCAAACTAAAAGAGGTAACAAGCAGAATAGGCCCGGCATCTTACATGGAGGTGTACAGATCCACGAATGAGGATGCCGAGCTCTTGTACGAGGGTATAAGAGTCAGAGCGCATGATAAGATAGAGGACTTCGATTCACTCATAGTGAAATTTATTGAGACAATTGACAAGCCAAGACTCGGAATGAGGGTTTGGGTATATTAACAGCAAAGGAGAAAAAACCATGAAATTATTCAAAAAACACACAGCAGGAATGAAACAGTACAGGGAATTTAAGAAGTGCATCGGCATGATCGGAAAGATTGAGGAGAGCGCAGATGTAAAGGAAGCTGCACTCACAGCCGGCTACATAATCGGAGTAGTGAAGGAAAGACACGATAAGAGACTCATCACCGACAGCATGTTCGAGGCATTGAAGGAGCTGACAGATATCATGCTTCAGGACGTAGATGAGCGTATGGAGAACGACACACCATATGTCATGCAGATTGAGGCATAAAAAAGACCGGTCGGGAAAATTTAATTTCCTGACCGGACTCTGCGTGAAAAAATAACAATAAAAAGAAAAAACCATAAAAATATTATAGCACAAAAAGAAGGAAAATCCATATGCCTAAATATACAAAATATCTTGAATTTTCACAAATAGAGCGCACTGCCATCATGGAGCGCGACAATTACAAATGCATATTCTGTCAGATAGGCTATAAGATGCCGCCGGCAGAAGTCCTTTCGAGAAGCGTAATGGACATAATGCACTACATACCACGCTCTTCAATGGGACTTGGCATCAGACAGAACGGAGCAGTCGGATGCCGGTACCACCATCATATGCTGGACAACGGCAACAGTGGAAATAGAAAAGAGATGCTCGGCATGTTCAGAGCATATCTGGATGAGTTTTATCCGGATTTTACGGATGCAGAGCGAAAATACGATAAATGGAGTTTTTTAAAGGAGAAACCATATGTTTGATAAGTTTGGAGAATTTGATTCGTTTAGCGAGATAAATGAGCTTGCAGAAAACCTGCTTAACGAGGGTGACATAGAATCCCTCAAGGTAGTGGCAAAAGAAAATGGAATACAGGCTGATTTCGTGGACCTATACACCAACGGAGAAATCCCGGAGCTGTGCGATAAGCTCACGGCGGCACTCGGCAAGATTGATGTCGAGGCAGCAGAACTTAAACCGAAAGAAATTATGGAGGACTGGGTGGAGTACCTAAGAGGCCAGTGCATGGAGAATGAGCTCCTGGCTCACAATGTCAGAAAGAAAGGCAAAACATTGAAGGGCTGTATAGCCGCCATCCTGATGTGGTCCTTCAAGAATCAGCAGACGGTGGACAAGGATATCATCAAGGCAGCAGGCGTATCAGCGAGCAAAGTCACACTCGGCATACCGGGCATGGCAAGAGCCAAGAAGATAATCACAGACTACTACATGGGAAAGTAGGCACTACAGATGAAAGAAAAAACAATAGAAAAAATACCATACCTGGGACTACAGAAGATAAGCAGAAAAAAATCTGTGAAGTACATTGGAGTTACTGCAGTCAAGATCATAGGACATAAAAAGCACCTGCTCCTTGAGGTGTACGAAAATAAAAAGGAGTCAAAAAAGATTCCTGTAGTGAGAATCGCACTCACCAAGAAGGATTTCGGCACATACTGGCCGGACAAACATGTATGGACACGCCAACAGGTTTCATATTACAGACCCATATGGATGGAAACACACACAGGGGGAACCCTGACAGATGAAAATATCCTGCAGAGCCCGGAAGACCTTGAGAGGATAAAGACCTTTTGCGGCACCAAGCTTTTCAACCCTTCTTGGTGGTGGGAACACATATCAAGATACGAGGCCGACATCACATCAACAGAAAGGATAAACAGAGTAGAGCGAGAGCACAAGAGACGTCAGGAAGCGCTGAAGGACAGGCAGGCAAACACCAAGGCACTACCTGAAAAAGCAATACTGTACAGAGCCGATCACGTATATTTCCATGATGAGCACTTTCTGTATTACAAGAAGCATGGAAGCCGGGCTGACATAGCCTGCAGTAAGTGTGGCGGTGTGACCACTGCAAGATGGAAAAGCAGTGGAGCATACGAGGACCAGTTTGAGAGAAACATAGAAGAGCCGCGAGAGAACAGCTTCGGCACATGTCCTATGTGTGGTGCACGCGGACAGTACAAGTGCAAAGGAAAAGTAAAAGGCAGCATCAGAAAAACCCGGTATCTGTTTCTCGGACAGAAATACAAAGATAATGGCTTTGTTATGAGGTACATACAAGTAGAGAAAGAGTGGACGCTCGGCTTCGTTGCCGGCGAGAACGGCAACGAAATGTACGACGCATATGAAAAGCTGTCGGGGGTTGAACTGGCAAGAGCATATTTCGAACCCGGCAAAAAGGTGCAGGTTGACTACAACAAGCATGATCCGTATGTAGGAAAAGACTTTTGGGATGATTGCAATCTATATGGCTTGTCAAGCATCAGAATCAATTCCGGGCCAATCCTGCCGGAGACATATGATGAGATGACAGGGACCATGTTTCAATACAGTGCTATGAAGGAATACACAAACAGTCTCATGAGCGTATGCAATCCGGTTGAGTACCTTGAGTGCTACATGCGTACACCACAGCTTGAAATGCTTGTGAAGATGCACCTGATAGGAGTAGCTGAGAGGCTTGTCAAATGCCAGTATGGAATCATCGAAGACGAAACAGCAACAAGGCCGGATGAGTTTCTCGGCATCAGAAAGGAAAAGCTTAAGCTGCTTATCAAGGAAAAAGGAGATATAAGTCTGCTGAGGGTTCTGCAGATGGAGAAGAGAGCCATGGAGAACTGGACAGATGAACAGGTGCAGCAGCTGGCAGAAACCGGACTCACATACACACAGGTCGTGCTCGCAGAGAAATACATGACATTGCAGAAATTATTAAACCGCATAAAGAAATATGCATGCTGTGATTACGGAGGCTGCAGTCAGTCGGTATACAGAATCAGACACATGGCCTCTACATACGCTGACTACCTGAGCATGAGAGAAGACAGAGGCTATGATCTGACCAACACGGTATATCAGTTCCCACATGACCTGGATGAAGCCCACGAAAAGATGGTGGAAGAGGTCAATAAGGAAAAACTGGACAAGCATTTGAAGGATGTTGCGGCGCGCTTCCCGAACATTCGACACAGCTACAGGAAGTTGAGAAAAAAATATTATTACGAGGATGATACATACATCATCAGACCGGCAAAGTCAGCAGAGGAAATAGTAACAGAGGGACGAGTACTTCATCATTGTGTCGGAGGAGATAACTACTTAGGAAAACACAATCGGGGAGAGACGTACATACTTTTTCTGAGGTTCAAGGACACACCAAATACGCAATATGTCACTGTCGAGATTGATTCCGAGGTGCCGAACATACTGCAATGGTATGGAGCTCATGATAAGAAGCCTGACCAGGAGAACATACAGAAGTGGCTTAACGCTTACATACGAATGCTTGTGACAGGAACACTGAGGACAGCAGCAACTACAGCAGATATGCCGGTAATGGCTATAGCATATACAGCATAGGAGGATATATGGAATACGTGCAGATGACTCTAGATGACTGGACGCAGATGAAACAGAAACTGAGACAGGAACTTATAGGAGTGAAGCAGAGCTTCGTGAGAATAGGATATGCGCTCAGACAGATTGACGACCAAAGACTTTATGAAAATGATGGCTACAAGAGCATAGCAGAATTTGCTAAGGCTGAGTATGGACTTGAGGCATCCACCACAAGCCGATTTATGAGCATCAACCGTGAATACTCGATTGACGGATATTCAGAGCACTTGAGACCGGAGTATACAGACCTTGGAAGGAGCCAGCTTGAGGAGATGCTCAAGCTCCCCGACTCCGATAGGCAGATGGTACAGCCCGAGACATCAAGAGAGGACATAAGAGAGTTAAAGAGGTTCAATAAGACCGAGCCTGCAGCAGGCGTGGCGGATGATACAAGCCAGCTGATAGAGAAATTCTTTGAGGAGAACAAGGACATCCTCAACGAGGTGTACTCAAACGAGTTTGACGAGGAGTCAATGATCCGATTTGCAGAAATTGTAAATCCGGCCGGAAACCGTTCATTCAAAAAAGGTCTTTACTTTATGATGATGTACGAGAATCGAGTCACAATCAAGAAGTTTGGAGACACGCCAAAAAATATGTCATGGTGGGAGTTTTATCAGCGTATGAGCTCCATCTTTGATGAGGATGCAGCAGGCACCAGAACGTGGCAGAACCATTTTGGAGGAGACGATGAAGCACAGGAAAATGAGCCGACAGGAGAGCATACTACAGCAGAAACTCCTGAACCAGAGGATGACAATGCAGCAGTTGGAGAAGCTGGCACTGATGAGGTCAAAGAGACTGAATCGGGAAGCGTGGCAGATAATGAGCCAGCTCCTGGAGCAGGAAAAGAGCAAAAGGATGATTCCACCGACGGAGATACAGACTGCAGAGAGGATAATAGAGAGCCTGCAGACAGGCCCGAGGAACAGACAGGAGAAAAGAGCCTTGGAGAGCAAATTGCGCCGGCGCAAAAATCCCCACAAATCCTTGAAAAATCAGAGCCTGAGAGCATTGAAAAGGAAGAAAATGAAGCCAAAAGCATAGAGGAAAATGAGCCGGAGACAGAGGACGAAAAGCCAGAGACAGAAGTCATAGAAGCATGCATGACAAGAAGAGAATATATGAACACTCTTACGGTGGCAAAATTGGCTGATTACATAGCAGAGGAGCATCACAGTGGCCACTTATTGGCATCAGATTTAATTTTTCCGGAGAAAATCAGACAATGGCTCCGCGACAAGGTTGACAGATATGGAGAAGCACAAAGTTAGGAGGCAGAAAATGAGTAAAAGTAATGC